AAGCAACGAGGCGATGAATAGAAATATATTGAAAGGGTTGAATTATGAAGACAGACACCAATCAATCTAATGAAGGAAAACGCAATGACCTGAAAAAGTCAGACATAAATGTTAAGTTAGAAAGAATTGAATCCCACAACTAAATAACTAATAAATAGGAGATGAATTATGGGATACAGAAGTACATTTATAACCAATGATTTTCACGAAGAAATACCTGAATGGTTTGTAAAGAAATACGAGGGGCAACTTAACTTTGGCGAGAGAGACGGTAAACCAGCAGCAGTCATAGCCTCTAAATGGGAGCGAAAGTTTTACGGTATGGCAGAAGATGAACTGTTTGCGGACATAGCTAAGGTTGCAGGTGAAATTGACATTAGTTCTTCTATTGACGGTGCATTAGTACACGAAGATGGGCTAGTAACGGCTGTACACATTACACCTACTGAAATTAAAGTAGAGCATTTAGGCAGTGATGGTATGAACGTGCAGCTTGGGGAGAGCGAAACTAAGAGCCTTGCACCACCACTAAAAGAAGAAAGGAAATGACATGAGCAAAAACACTACAGACTTACTTAGAACTTTTTTCTATTACGACCCTGACGAACTTGGAGAAGATGCGTTTAAGCCACTTGGAGACGATGAGGTTGCAGAAGTGGAACAACTCATCTCAAACCGTGAGAAGCTGCTACTGGATAGAGTTGAGAAAGAACTCCCACCATATATATTGGAAACCTACCCCTCTCTAAAAGACCATATCGCCACCCTTCGCAAAGAACTAGATGGGGAGGAACCCATCAACCAATCTAATAAGGAGAAATCATTATGAGCAATACAGACACCAATCAAGCTATAAAGCAGTCTAACAGAGGTACTATAAAGCCTACTATAAAGGAGAATTAAAATGACCAATCAAGCTAGTGAAGATGAAAAGCTCGCAAAGCTATTTCACGATACTTACGAACGTCTAGCTCCTGCGTTTAGCTATAAGACCCGAAAAGCTAGTGCAGTGCCTTGGGCGGAAGTACCGCCGAACAATAAAGGCTTGATGATTGCCGTTGCTCACGAAATCAACGACGTTATCCGCAACGAAAAGCTAAAGCTATTAGCAGAGGTGAGGGAGCGAGTGGTAAAAAAAGACGAACCAACTGGCTATACTGCTGCACAAGTTTACCGAAACGACCTAAGAGCAGAACAGCATATTAAATTAACTAAACTAGAGACAGAGCTAAAGGAGACTAAATAGTATGGCAAAGGCTAACGTACAATTTACTAAAGACAACGAATACTATACCCCAAGAGATTTTGTAGCTAGGTTTGGTGAGTTTGACTATGACCCTGCAACAGTTGCAGAGAAAGCCAAAGAGTTTGGTATACCAAACTTTGACACAATCGAAACAGATGGTCTAAGCACAGACTGGACACAGTACAAGCGGATATGGGTAAACCCACCATTCACTAGAAAGCATGAGTTCTTAGCAAAGGCACAAGAAACATACAACCAGGCAAAGAATGAGATTTATATACTGTTCCCGATTGAGTTTCTCACCACTAAGCGTTTTCATAATATTTGTTCGGGAGGGAGATTATATATTCCTAACGGAAGGATTAACTTTGAAAGTGGACTGGGCAAAAAGGGTAGGTCGCCAGCGTTTGGAAGTGTAGTTTTTAAGATAGGAGATACAAATGAAGTCGAGTACATCAAAATTAAGTAAACAAACTGGAGGCAGAGCTATGACAGAAGAAATCACGCTAGGAACAAAACAGCTTGCTGAAATATCGCTTTACATGTTCGAGCAATATCGCAAAGAGTTTTACACGCCAGGCAAGCACCATGTGGCAATACCACAATTCCACCACTGGCTGCAACAGTTAATAGATATAGAGGAGGCAGAGCTATGAGAGATAACACACAGGGGCTAAGAGAAAAGATTGTAGACCAGTTCGAGCAGAACCTATTAAAAGCATTGGAGTGCAATTAAAAAAATTACTATTAAGGAGGTAAAAATGGCATAAACTAGTACAGGTGGTAAGAAATGAGGTATTAGTATCATAAGTGGTAACAAAGCTAGAGGGATTAAGGAGCAGTAAATGAAAAGCATTAAATGCATACTAGGATTTCATCTGTGGTCACTATATAGAGGCTACAAAGGTGAACCTCACCAATCAGCATATTGTGAGAGGTGCGGGATTAAATATAAAGAACTAACAAGAAAGAGAGGGTAGAAAAATGCAAACAGTAGAAGGAGCGAAAAAAGCAGTTAAAACAATACTAAAAAAGAACCCAAACCACTTTGTAGAAGTTGGCAGACTTGGAGGACTAAAGAAAGTACCAAAAGGCTTTGCAATGAATAAGGAGCTTGCCTCAAGGGCAGGCGCTATTGGAGGAGCTAAATCAAAAAGAACAAAACCAGAGAAAGTAAATATAGGTGGGTACAATGCGAGCTACGAAGATCTATGAGATAGTAATGCAACTATTCTGGTTGCTAATATGGGCATTTACGATATTCACAATTTGGTCGATATTGTTTGATCACTCCAAAATACTAGCTAAAATACTCGTGAGGTAACCTAATGGACGAAGAGACAATGGCAGATATCGAGATACTAAAGAACCTATACCGGCGCAACAAAGATAAACAAGTAAAAGAAGCGATCAACAGGCTAATACTAGCAATCGTAGTCATGTCACACCATACCGACGACTTCAATATATAAAAAAGTACTTGCATTTTGCTAATGCTTATGCTAATATGGAAGTGTCATTAAACGAAAGGAATAATATGACAAAGAAAGATAACAACACTAAACCTAAGAAACAACGTAGTTTCAATGGGTTGTTTGGCGCATTAGAGCTGTTTGTAGTATTGTCAATCGCTTATATGGCGTTTGTAGTTATTACAGGCTTAGACGACGTGGTTAGTAAAGTTCTGACCGCCCCTGCTGTTGCGTGGGCAGTGTTCAAACTTGTTCAGCGATTTGTAAAGTAATGCTATACTAGTACCAAGAGGATTAAAAATATCCTCCCTAACCGCTTAAAGTAATCAGGAGGATATATGGGCAAGTATAGCACATCATTTAAGCTAACAATAAGCGGATGAAGAAAACTAACAAGTCGGGGTATGAGAATATCCACCAAAGGTCGGATAACAAAAAGTGGGTAGCCCGTAGTAGAATTGACTCAAAGCGTCACTATTTGGGACAATTTGATACAATAGAGGAAGCCCTTAGGGCACAAAGTGACTTTCACAAACTAAACAGGAGAACCTAGACCAGAGTCCGTCAGTAGTTGCGAGGTCAAAGTTATGCGTAACAAACTATTAAATCTAGTCGGTGTGGTTGTCTTTATTGGATTTATCACTGTCGGCGTAGCAAATATACGAAGTACGAATAATAAGATTAAGTTCAAAGAGATAGAACTAAAAAGTCAAGAAGTAAAACTAAAACAACTTGACGAACGCTATCAGGAAGTGCTTGATAAGAAAGCCAATACTGAAGCCGAGAAGCAAGAGCAACAGAAGAAGATAGAAGAGCTAGAAGCCGAGAAACAGCGCCTACAGCGTGATTTACAAGCTAAGCTAGATAAACAGCAAGCAGATAAAGAAAAACTCGCTAGAGCGGCCGAGAAAGCGTCAGGGACACAAACAGTAAGTGCACTAGCTAGCGGTTGTGATAATGTGAGACAAATAATGGCAAACAAAGGGTTTGTCGGAGCAGAACTTAACGCGGCGGTTGAATTAGCCAGACTTGAATCAGGCTGTTCGAGCTCAGCAGTTAATAGAAGCTCGAATGCCTGCAACATATATCAAGAATACAGGTGCGGAAAATGGGGCGGACTACACAATACTGACGCTCACATCAATGGAGCAATCGGGTACATGCAAGCCTCATATGGTAGCTGGCAAAATGCACTAAATAAATGGCACGCTAGAAGCCCTCATTGGTGGTAGGGATTTAACAATTAAACGAAAGGAACAATCATGCTAATACAAGACATAACACCGGCAGTAGATCAACTAGACAGAACGATTGCAAAGGCTCACTACCAATTAATCGGATACAAAGACTGGCGGAGCAAGAAAATTGAGGTGCAAGAACCGCTAGTAGCGAACAAACGATCAGGGTGCTACTTCATAGGTTATAAACTAAAACATACCGATAGTTGTACCTGCGATGAAGAATACGACAGATGGAAGTGGAACAGGTGGGTAAGGAGTGGAAAAACAGCTAGGGCAGAGTGAGGTCTGTCAGGCAGGTGTTTACGAAGAGCCATCAATAACGATGGCTCTTTTGTTATGGTATAATATAAACATGACGAGGGTCGAGCAGTACGATTGGACTAAATTACAGCCGCCGCAGAGGAATATAATTATGTCTGCTGGGAGTATTAGAAAAAGACCGATATCTAATAGTGAAATAGAATACCAAGAATACCTAATAACTGTAAAAGACAACAAACAGAATACCACCCACAAACTACACCAATGGGCCAAAACCCAAGAAGATGCCGAAGCGAAACTCCTAAGATACCTAAAAAAAGCCCTAAAACATGATAAGTTAGAAATTACGAAAGGTAAGAGATAGTGACGGAGCTAAACCAAGACTCATACATAACGATAGGACTAATGACAACACTAGCAACTATAAGCTTAATCATAATGGTAATACTAATATGACAGATAAACCATCGACCACAAGGCAAGCCAAAGACCAAAGTAAGAACAACAACCCAACAGGTATTGGAGGGTTCAGGTATAATCCTCAGAACCGTAGCAATGGCAAATGGAATAAAAACGATAGCTACACATACCAGTTAAATATGATGGATCGGCTAACTGTCAAGGAGTTCAAGGAGTGGATCAATAAGCACCCCGAAGAAATAAGAACAATGGCCCAAGAAAAAGCATACAACGCCCAAATAAAAGCTAGAAAAGACTTAGCATACCTAAAAGAGGTTACAGACCGTACAGAGGGTAGAGCACCACAAACTATTGACCAGAACAACACCGGCGAATTAACAATAAGGATTAAAAGTTTTGAAGAATAGGTGGTAACAGTTGGAAACAGTACTACCACATCACTTTGAGCCAAGAATCTATCAGAGAGGCTTTTGGAATGCGGCTGATAAGTTACTCCGAATAGTAACAGTATGGCCTCGCCGTCACGGCAAGGACAAGACGATGTACAACAAGCTAATAGAAAAAGCCATCAGGCGTAAGGGCAACTATTTCTACATCTTCCCTGAATACAATCAGGGTAAAAAAGCCCTCTGGACGAATATAGACAAAAACGGGTTCAGGACGATTGACCACGCTCCCAAAGATATTGTGCGACGCACCAATAATACTGAAATGCTGATAGAGCTAGTCAACGGCTCAACAATTCAAATAGTCGGCGCAAGTAGTATAGACAGGGTAGTAGGCTCAAACCCAGCCGGTGTAGTCTTTAGTGAATACTCACTAATTGATCCGATGGTCTGGGGCTATGTGCTACCAATACTAGCCGAGAATAAAGGCTTTGCATGGTTTAACTTTACGCCCAGAGGTGCTAACCACGCTAAAAGGCTATTAGAACAGGCCAGAGACAACCCTGATTGGTACGCACAACACCTAAACGCTGAAGATTGCGGTGTATTTAGTAGTCAAGAACTTGTCAAGATACGAGACGAATACTTTGAGCTGTACGGTGACTATCATCTGTTTGAACAAGAATTTATGACCAGCTTTGACGCGCCAGTAATGGGAGCATATTATGCCACTCACCTAAAACGAGCCAGAGACGAGAACCGCATAACATCAGTGCCATACGACAGCGCTGTACCCGTTCATACTGCGTGGGATCTGGGTATTGGTGACGCAACTGCCATTTGGTTTTATCAGACAATCGGTAAAGAGATACACATTATAGACTACTACGAGAACAATAATGAGGGGATAGCACACTATGCGAATATATTAAACAGTAAAGGCTACTTTTATGGCCGACACTACTTTCCGCACGATGGTAAAGCTAAAGAATTAGGCACTGGCAAAACTAGACAAGAGGTGGCCAGAGAATATGGGATAAACGCACATATATTACCAGTACAATCAGTAGAAGACGGAATAGAGGCGGTACGAAACCTAATTGGCAAATGCTGGTTTGATGAAAAGAAATGTGAAAGGGGGCTAGATGCACTGATCAATTACTCTAAGGACTTTGATGAGGAGCGGAAAATATACCGCAACCGACCACGACACGACTGGTCTAGTCACGGTTCCGATGCCTTCCGCTATTTAGCTATGGGCTACAAAGAGAATTACGATACACCCCATAGAACAAGACCTAAACCAAAGAAAGCGAGGTTCCATGTATGAAGACAGACTACAAAACAGTTGACGCAACTAACCTAACCGAAAAAGGATTAGAACTGGTGAAAGAAATCAGCAAACTATGCGAGGCGAAGATAAATAGAGCGCCGATATGGACGCAAGAGGCTATACCGTCGACACTAAAAATAACAAGTGATCAGTTCAAACAATTCTCAAAACTACAAGCCGAACCAGCCGGAAAGCCAACCGGCAAAGAGCTATTCAAAACAGCCAACGGATTCATGCTAGAAATAAAGGTGGTAGATGATGGACGATAAACAACAGCCAGAATATGGGACAGTGAACCAAGAAATATTAAACGAAGACGGGACAGTTATCAATACAGAAACAGGTTTTTTTAACAATATTATTAACAAAAGAAAAGTGTCAATCCGAAAAGATATAATGACCACCGAAGCAAACTGGCTAAAAGACTTACTGGCGAACCTATCACCAATGAAAGGAGATAGCCCCAGCGTAACGATAGTAATCAAAAAAGATAAGTATAACAAGCCATATCTGCTACAAATAACATGGATAAGCGAGAACTATCACAAGAGAATTACTAAAGATATGGTATAATATCACCATAACGGTAGACACGTCATCACTAACATCTGCCAGTAAGAGGTAACAGCCAGTGCGACAATACATCACAGACATCAGCGAGCTACACAATCTATACAAGCAGAGCAAACAAGAATCAGATATATGGCGAGAAGGCTACCACGAGTTTGAACGACTAGCCGATAATGATTTAATAGATGACCTCGACCCGAACCTACCAGAGGTCAATGACGGTACACTAAGTGCCTCACTTTATAAACTACCAAAACGAATAGTTAGTAACGAACTAACAGGTACAGCCAAATCACTAGACCGAGATGAGTCGTGGATCAGCGACTTCGCCACAATTCATTGGCAGAACACGATAATTCCTAACGCCAACTCTCAAGCACCATTTATTCGTAAATGGAAAGACGCTGTAAGAAAATCGGCTATTTACGGATCAGTGCCAATAATCACACTATTCGTAGAGAGGGGCGACTATATTGGCTCAGACTTTATAATCGCCCAACCCCAAGATGTCCGGCTAGAACCAGGCAAAGTATCTGATTACGACAGCAACATTATCTTCTGGGATGTTTATTACACCAAGCAACAAGTGCGAGAGATGTTAGAAATAGCCAAGAAGCACAAGAACACCGAAGGTAAGGACGCTTACGATAACTGGGACAAAGATGTACTAAAACAAGCCCTTGAAGATAACGCCCAAGACGAAAGGGACAACGACCAAGACCACCGAAGGCGCAATGAAAACGGCACTAAACAACAGGGTATAAAGTTCTGTATCATCTTCCAACGGGGCGTAAATGCACCCTTTTATATGTATTATCCGAGAGCTCAGAAAAACGCCCGAGAATGGACTAACCAAGATCCGACAGGCGATATGCCAGTCCACTTCCTCTATTGCTACCAAGACTTTGTGAACCCTTACGGCACGGGTATTGTTAAACTAGCAGGCGGTACTCAGAACGCCCTAGATTACTTTAGACAAGCCGATATACTAGCTACCCAACTAGGACTCCGACCACCAGTCTCAATTGCTGGTGACACTGACGGTCTAGATCTAGATTCAATTGTTTATGAACAAGATGCACAATGGTTAGTTGGCCAAGCTCAGATACGCCGAGAAGAACTAAGTAACCAGATTTACTCGCAACTACCTAACCGAATAAGTATGTACAAAATATCACTTAATCAGATGATACCGACTGGTGACACCTCTATTTCGGCAGGTTCTGGCGACACTAACTATAGCAAGACACCCACAGGGGTTAAGTTTCAACAACAAAACCTTTCTATTGACGATGAGGACTTTAAGGACAACCTATATCTAACCTACGAAGCAGTTGCTAAGAGTATGATAAACATTCAATTCGCCAATATGCAGGGGACTGATTTAGTTAAGCTATCTGATGACGAACGACAACTACTAGTGCAAGGTGGTATGGATTGGCCGGTTGATGAAAACGGCGAACTAATAGATTCTAACGAATTAGAGGTGTTGTGGGATGAAGTAAGATCAACCTTTGACTTTACGATTGACGCCGATTTAGACAAGGCTAAGGATGACGAGCAACGCCTTGAATCACTGCTAAAGATAGTTGAACTAAGAGCTAGTGACCCAACCCTAGAACAATCACTAATGCAAGCTGGAAAACGGCTAAACTTAGGCGAATTATTTAGCTCAATCATCCAGCTAACCTCTGATAACGACAAGATACTTCAAGACATTACCCCAGAAGACCAACAACAGCTAGAAATGCAACAACAGGCGCCAGAACAGGCAGAAGTGCCAACCGAGTCCGAAAACGCCCCACAACAACCCCAAAATAGCCCAGACGAACTACAAATACTAGACGAGATAATGAAGCAATACCAAGTACCAGAGAATGTAGCCAGAGCGATGCGCGAGGGCGAACTAATGGGACTAGATGATGAGGGAATAGCCAACATAAAAGATATGCTAATGAATGACGGAGCGACCCAACAATGACAAACGATCAAATACTATACAGTGGGCAAACATCAGTCAGCTTCGCCAAGACACGCAAACAGATAGAGAATGAAGCCAAACTAGAAAAGCAAAGCAAGATACTGCCAGTGGCCAAAATACTTGACGACAAAATTAAACACCACCGTGAAGTAATTGCCGGTGAACTAGGTAACCTAATCCATATGGAAATGCGAGAAGAAGATGTCAAAGCAACAATAATGGGGTTAAGACTGGCCGATCAGCGAATGGTACTGCTCCAAAACGATTTAAGAGCAATTGTTAAGGCTAAGCCACTACCAAGAAAGAGGACTAAAAATGAACAGTGAAGAATACACACCATACACCAAACAAGCTCAAGAAACAGAGGTAAAAGCTCAACAATCTGAAATGACCTACGAAGAAGTAGTTAAATTAATGAACAAGCAATCTGAATACAGTCTAGAACTTGATAATCTAAAGCCACAACAGCACAACTGGGTCGATAGAGGCTTAATAATGACATGTGAGGGGAGTAATCATGCTTATCACGAATCATATAAACGTCAGGTAAAATATAGCTAGGGTATAGCGTCGGGGCTGCCTAAAATAGACGACTCCGACGGTGTACCCTCCAACACCAGACTCATCTACTTAATAGATAGCAGTAACGCCAACTGTAAAATGGCAGAAATAGAAAGGAGAGACTATGGCAGATGAACAATCTACCACCGACACGACTGTTGCCGATACCGGTGCAGAAACTGTCGACACATCAACAACTGACGAAACTCCAGACACAGATGTTGAACTAGAAGATATTGAAGTATCGCTAGACGACGATGAAACAGAAGAGTCTGACGAATCAGAAGAAACGCCCAAAAGCGAAGAAACTGAAACCGAAGAACAATCAGAAGCTGATGACACAGAGGAAACGGAAGCAGAGCCAGAGGAATCTGACAACGCCGAAGAAGAATCTGAAGCTGACCGCAAAGCTCGTAATCAGGAGTACGCCCAAAAGCGAATTGCTGAACGACAAGACCGCGAGAAGCAAAAGGAAATAGCCCAAGCGAAAGAAGATGTTCGCATTGAGCAGTACCTTAAAGAAGCCGAAGGAGACGAATCGGAATTAACCTTGCGTAAAGCAGAAGTTGAACGATTACTACTCCAACGCGAAAAAGTTGCAATGAACGAAGAAAAGTTGCACATAGGTATAGACAGAGCAATTAGTGAGATTGATTTATTCAGGACTGGTTCGCCAGAAGTGAAGCAAGAGCTAGTTAATGCTGTTGATGACTTTGTAGCAATGTATGTAGATACCGACAATGACGGTAACCCAATCCAAGTTCGTGGCGACATAACCGCATTTTTACTAAAAAAAGCTGACTCTATTCGGAGGATTCAAGGAGTTGGTGTAAGGCAAGCAGTCAAAGATAAACAGGCCGTAAGGTCAAAAACGATGACCGTGCCAACCCGAGCGCCCAAAGAAGACAAGGTTGACAAAGACCTAGCCGACTTTGATAGCGTCTGGGACTAACACTAAATATCAACCGATAGAGCAGATAATAAGAAAGGAAACTAGAAATGGCACAGAATTTAGCAACTAAATTTAGTTCCAAAGTATCTGAACGCCTACACAGCGAGTCAATTGTTGGTAAAGTTACTAACAAAAACTACGACTGGGTTGGTGTAGATACTGTAAAAGTCTACTCTGTCGATAATATGACAATGAACGACTACCAAAGAGGCGGTGCGAACCGTTACGGTAACCCGACTGAAATCGGTACAACCATCCAAACATGGCAATTAGCAGAAGACCGCTCATTTAGCGGTACAGTTGACGCTCTAAACAGCGCACAAAGCCAGAATGTAACCAAGCCTGGTTCAATCCTAGCGCGACAAGTTCGCGAAGTAATTGTTCCAGAAGTAAACACTTATGTATTAGCAGTAATCAACACAGCAGGTGCAGCAGCAGACCGTGACGACATCACTAGTGATGCAGCCACATCACTAAGCAATGCCTGGACTGACTTTTTGTTGATACAAGCAGATATAACTAACAAACTAGGTAAAACCACTGGCCGTGTAGCTGTAATGACACCAGACTACTACAACTTCCTAAAGCAATCAGGATATGTACTAGCTAGTGACAGTGCTTACAAAGACCGTAAATCAGGTTCACTAGGTACAGTTGACGGCTGCGAAATCGTAATACACACCAGTGCCGAAATGCCACAGTATGTTAACTTAATCATCACTCACCCTGATGTAACTACATTTGCTGATGTTCTAACTGACTATGTAACTCACAAGAACGCACCAGGTGTAAATGGTTGGTTGATTGAAGGCCGACACGCATACGATGCGTTTGTGGACTCAAATAAGGTTAATCAAATCGGTATCCACCGCACACAGGCGTAAGGTTAACTAGAACTTTAACAATCTATTTGATATAGGGTCAAGTTATAGGTAAGTCGTTCTAGAAAGGTAATATGTACGATATAAACCCAAAACTAGAACTAAAAGTAAACAAACAAATAAGTGAGCTGGACTTGGTAAAGGCAAGAGCAGAAATGCGAACCAAGCGCCGTATCGCCGAGCAGATTGAGAAAAATCAGCTTGAAGCCCTTGAACAACAAGTTGCCAAGCGAAACAGCGACGCCAGGAACAACATAGAAGTTGTTGCCGCCAGTCCAGCCATTGAACCACAGTACACCGCAAAACAGACCGCTAACGGAACAACTCAGTACCGCAAAGACGGCAAGCTAATTAGCAAAGCGGAGTACGAACAAGCTAACTAAAAGAAAGGAAAACAACAATGGCAGAAATTAACTTAGCTGCATTTGGCTACCAGAACAGCGTAACCGTAACAGGTGACACAACAGCCTCTCTTACCGCTCACAGTGGTAAAGTGCTAAATGTCGCTGGATCAGCAACAATTACTCTACCAGCAGTAGGCACAATGCACCGTTACACAATTCGTGTTGGTGCAGAAGGCAAGACTATTGCTATCAGCCCTAACGCCAGCGACCTAATCGCAGGTGCAGGTGCGGCTAACTCTGGTGCAGGTGCAGATAACAAAGATGTTATCTTTACTAACCAACCAGTTGGAAGCTACATCACGCTTGCATATGGTGACGCTAACGGATGGACAATCGTAGCCTCATCTGGCACATTCACATTTGAAGCCTAACAAAACTAAAGCCTGTTCATACGCCAGCGATAGCGTAGCCACCAAGCCAGAACGCTAAGGCAAAAACGAACAGGCAACCCCGAGAGAAAGGAATATTTATGCGAGAAGCATACGAATACAAGTACATCAGCACTGCAACAACTACCCAAGTAAAAACTGGAACAGGTGTACTGCACGCTATTGTAGTTAGTGGTACATTGGCTGGTGCAATCTCAGTCATAGACAACACTACAGGTTCAACCATTAACATCGGTACGCTAAAAGCTTCTGCTCCTGCAGGCACATACACATTTGATGTAGCCTTTACGACAGGACTTCGCATCATCACCGCTGGTGCAGATGCAATAACCGTAGTCTACCGCTAAAGCCCCTTGGGGTGGCTTAGTAGCCCCATATACTCACTATGAATCTACAACCATTACAAGACATCAGAGATAAGAACGAAGCTAAAGCCGACCAACAGCGACGGCATAGTGAATTGTTGCTTGAGGAAAATAAGACGCAAGAGATTATTGTTAAGTCATTTGACAACCTTGTGAAGTACCTAAACGGCTCAATCACCAAGACCGAAGTTATTAACCAACTAGACACAATTCATACGCCTGATGTTAAATACATCATAGATGCCCTAAACAGCCTACATAGCACCCTTAAAACACACGAGAACACCGACCTAACAGAACTAACAGCGGTGCTAAAACAAGTGCTAGACGAAACTAAGCAGATACCAAAAGCACTACCAGCCGAAGTAACAATCCCAGAACCAAAAGACTATAAAGACCAATTTACTAGCCTAGAGAACGCTATTAAAAGCGTGGAGAAGGTGGTTAAAGCTCAGAAGCTAATTGCCGAAGCGCCGATAGTCAATGTGCCGGAAACTACTGTCAATGTTGAAAAGCCTGACCTAAAACCATTACAAAAGAGTATTACCGAAGTAGTCAACGCTGTAAACGGCGTAGTTATACCCGAGTTATCCACAACCGAGCTAGAGAAGTTAATCAAGAAGTCTAACAAACTACTCAACGACTTACTAGACAAACCAGTTAGCTCAGGTGGCGGTGGAGGTGGCAGGGCTACACCATACGAAACTAGCACTGGTGCACCACACTTCGTGGTAGTTGAAGCGGACGGATCAATACCAGTAACTGTAAAGAACAGCCTAACCCCAAATGTTGACTTTGACTATATAGATATTCAGCAGACCTCCGCAACTGTTGAAACTTATGTTTACAAACAAGGTGGAGTATCGGGTACAACCGTTCAGACTATCACCGTGACATATACCGATTCAACCAAGAACGATTTAGATAAGGTGGAATACTCGTGAGTTACAAATTCAATGTTTTTACAGGCAAGCTAGATATAGCTGGTGGTGGAGGCATAACTTTCACCTCTGACACTAAAGCCAACATCTTAGCCACTACCCCAACAGCAGGCACATACGCCATCTCTACCGATACTGATGAGCTATTCTTTTATGACGGTACTAACTGGCAAGTCCACCCAATAAAGCTAGCTATTGAACTGCCTAATCCTGACGCAGGCTATACCCAAGACAGTGACAAGCGAGGCTATGGCGATGATTACATCTATGGCAAAAGGCTATATGCTGCCTCACTAGGTGATTACACTGACGAACCAGTACCAGGTGCTATTAAAGTAACCCACACCACTAACCCACCACTGTATCAGATATACTTAAGAGATAGATGGAACACCCTGTTTTATGACCTAACAATGGAGCGTGGTGATTTTGAACATGTACCGATAAACTACCCAATAGACGTGAGGAGTGGTAACAGCAACACAACAGGGCTAAATGGACAACCAATCATTAGAGAGTATAAAGTAGACGCTGGAGCTTACCCAAGACCAGTAATAATAGATGGCGGAATTTTAACCTAAAGGAGAATTATGAAAACAATCACATTAACCATACCAATAACCAAAGAATCTGTAGCTTTTATAAACAAAGCTTTATCTGAGGCTCAAACACTAGGCTTTCCAGTTGAGGACTACCAGAGGCAAATAGAACTAGCTAGTATTGAGTTTGAGATAGAGGACAAACAAGCCGAGCTAGACAACCTAACTGCCATAAAGGAAGAACTGGAGAAATAACGTGGCGAACATATATGTTGATATTGACCTAGGGAGCGATAGTAACCCTGGCACACAGGCTAGCCCTTATAAAACTTTTAGTAAGGGTGTCAGCACTATTGCCTCTGGTGACACATTATATCTCGAAGCCTCTACTACAGCCTATGCATGGACTGGTAAGACCTTTCCAGCAAATGTATCTATAATTGGTAGTGTTAAGCCTGACCCTGTAGCTGGTAGCTATGTAAAGATTGACGGATTTGGAGCGTCGCTCAGTTGGATTTTTACTGCTAGCTACAATATACAGAACATCTGGCTAAATAATGTAGTTAACAGCACTGCTACTACTCTAATAGGGATTGACCGTAATACCACAGGACCAATTGTAGCTAACTATACAGATTGCATGATATCTAACATGGCTAGCGTCTGTAGCACAGCAGGACGAGGTGGCGTTTTAATGGGGGGTGGCTCAGTTTCTGCATATAAAGCCTCATCAATCACCTTTAATATGACAAATTGTGTATTTAAAGATATAGAAGCTTATAACTCAACATCAGCTGGTTGCTTGTTCATAAACAGTTCTGGCACACAACACGTGCTCAACATGACTAGCTGTAGCTGGTATCAAGGCACACCAACTAGGTATGCATTAGACGCTATAGTCGGTGATTACGCTTCCAACCTTTCCACCGTTAACATAAAGAACATGGCTATCGTTAATAATTCAGGGCAAAACCTCACTATTCATGGTGCATATGGTTCAGCTGACATGAACGCATGGTATTCATACGACATTGACGGTTCAACCTACACCAACATAGTCACCACTAACGGCAATATAACGAATTCTACCAACGCTGACGCTATGTATCTTGACCCTGCTACTAACGACTTCAGATTAAAGCCAACCAGCCCAGCCATCGACCGAGGTGTAATAATCTAATGGCACTACTCAACAACACCACTTTTAATCTAAAGTTCTTACGAGG